GAAGTGCTACACCTACCCCCGCCGTATCACCATATGATGATGTGTGGATATTTCTTGTCGCTGCGTTTCCGAGACCTAACATATCCCGGGCTTCACTCTCGGTGGTAGCGCCGGTACCGCCGGATTTTACTGGTACCGCCCCGTTTGCGCCTTTCTGAACCAGTGATTTTTGCGTGGGCACCGTGACCGATACGCCGTTGATGGTGATCGTCACATTGCCTGTGCCGGTCATCACGTCCGCGAATCCGCTCATGTATGCCAGGTACATATTGAGCGTTTCGGCAACATTTAAGGCAAGCCCGTCTACGCTCAGCGAATCACTGAGCAGGATCGCATAGCGGGTGCCCGTCGGGATTGCCGGATTAACAGCAGGCGTCACGGTCAGCTGCGTGGCGCTGTTGACCCCCGTGATCTGGAATACCTGCGCCGGGGTGCTCAGGACAATGACAGTGCAGCCGTTGCGGATCAGCGTGCCCGCTGCGGCGAAATTAGTTCCGGTACCGGTGAGCGTGTTGCCGTTGCCGGCGATCGTGCCAGTGGTGTAAATCATGTTTTCTCCGGGCATAAAAAAACCCGCTCGCGGCGGGTTCAGTGTGGAATGTAGGTTTTATCTGCCGGGCTAAACCAGCCCGAGCGCATAGGGGTAATACTGATCGTAGATGCTGCAGTCGATAAGGCCCACCCTGCCGCTGATAGCCCACGGCTTAAACGCAGAGGCCTCACTGGAAGAGATAATCCGACTGGAATAAACCACCGCCGAAGACGCCTTCCAGACGCCATTAGAAATACCCGCGCTGGAACAGTTCATGTTCAGGTAGCCGCCGTATTGTGGGTTCGATGGGTCCTGTGGAATATAAATCCCGGAGGTGATGCCGGGAGTGACTGCCATTGGGGCTGCAGACGTTGCATCCCCCGCCAAAAGTCGCATGTTCAGCGGCAGGCAGTTGCTGTGCCACACCATTGCGCCGTCCCGGTACAGGAAAAAGCCATGCGTAGGGATGTTAACCAGGTAGTTAGAAAATATGTACAGGCGGCACCCCGTTTGCGTCATGCCGCCCGTCTGCACGAAAGAGAATCCGTAATTACCCCCCGCATTGTACTGCTGGTAAAAGGACGTCGGCATCCGCCCATCGCCGTCGCGCGCCCGGATAAATGTCACGATTTTCTGACCTAACGGGATTGATGAGGCGATATTCTGGCTACCCGGCGGAACATCAATCACGCTTACCAAGCAAAACGGGGTGAAGTCAGGCGCCAGTTTAACTGTCCGGTTACCGCTGCCGCCGTAGGAGTAGAGCGAGAATCCGTAATAACCCGACTCCCGCCCCGTATTGGGCGAGGCGAACACTACCAGTCGGATCGGCGTCGCCACGTTCCATGAGACGACATTCCCGGAAACAGTTACCTGATACGGGTTATTGGTCGGCATCGCCTGAATAACCGACTCGATAAGGAGCGACGCCTGGTAGGTACATCCGGCCGGGTAGGATTTGCTACCCGAACCGGATATATCCAGCACATCCATCACGTAGTTAACGGCCATCGAGTTGATAGCGTCAAACGAGGTTCCCTGGATAAATGTCTGCATTACAACCTCTGCCCCATGACTGCCGCCGGACGTCCATACTGGTCATACGAAACGATCCGGTTATTGGTCATAACCATCCTGCCCTGACCTGCAACCCCTCCGTTTATCTCGATGGTTCCGTTTTTATCGATCCTCCACCCCAGAGTGCCGACAACATAGTTCGATGACTGAATGTATGCGCCGATTTTGGCGTTTGTGATTGTGCCGTCCTGAATGAAGGTATCGCGAATAAACGTCTGCCCGTTCTGAATAACAAACGGCAGCGTTACCGCACTGCCTGCATAGCTCATTACCGCAAACCTGTCAGCAAGGAAAACAACCTGGCTCTGCATGCCCGCAGGCGTGTTCTGCACACCCAGCCCCATCCCGGCGGCATACCTTATGCCGTTCGCATCAACGCCCACCTTGATGCTGTACATCGCATTCAGGTTGTTGTTGATATCGGCAGTGGCCTGGGCGTTCGTCGTTACCGCTGAGCTGACACCACCAATGGAGGCCGTCAGGGAGGTGATCTGCGATGCTGTTGCCTGCCGGTAATCAGCAAACGTCTGGCTGATGCTGTTGATCGAGGAGACAGCCCCGTCCACCCGGGAGGATATCTGTAGCATGGACTGCGCTGTTGCTTCCCGGTCGCTGGCCGCCACCGTATCGATGCGGTCAATCTGGGCGCTGTTGGCGGCATTCACCGCTGTCAGGGTCCGCCGGGCACTGACCTGCGCCAGCGTGTTCTGAATCAGGGCGATCGCCGTGTTCTGCACGCTGCCGCTGGCCTCGGAGGTCTGGCCCGCCAGCTCATCGAACCGCGAGGCCGTGGCGCTGTCCAGCGTCGTGACCACCTGATCGAGTTCAGTGAGCGCTGCCGTGTTCTTCGCCACCTCCTTAGTAGCAGCATCAGCTGCATCAGTTGCCGCATCGGCTTTATCAGACGCGGTTTTCGTGGCCGCCGTCAGCTGGTTAACCGCCGTGGCCCGCGCTTCTTCCTCGGTAGCGATCGCCTGGCGCACTTCAGTGATGTCCGCTGCGTTTGCCGTCGTCGATGCCTCAAGGCGAGTGACATCGGTAACCCGCGCCTCGGTCTCAGTGGTGATCACCTCACGCAGCTGCTCAAACTGCGCCGAGTTCTCACCGTTCTGAGCCGACTGCCGGAACGTCACCTCTGCGATGGCCAGAGCGTTTTTAATGACGCCCTCGGCGGTCTCCCGGTTTGCGCCGACGGCGGCGGCCAGCTGGTCGGCATTTTCGGCTATCGAGGCGGCCATGTCCGCAACGGTCTGGCTGGTCTCGACGGCGTTCTCAATCAGGTCCTTGAAAAGCTCGGTGTCTTTGATCTGCTCCAGAATGGCATCGGTGATATCGCTGAAATCGTCGGTTGGTTTACCGGACGCCTCAACGAAATCAGACACGCCAAAGGCGTTACGGGTGCGGACGTAGACATAATAGGTATGGTCGAACTTCAGCTGCTGGATGGTCCACTGATACCCGCGGCCCAGAAACTGAGTGTTGTTTTCGATATCGACGGTTGGTGGTACCGGCGTTTCCCCGGCGTACCAGAACTCGAAGGAGGTATCCGTAGTGGCAGTGACCGACATAACCGGTACCAGCGTCGCCTGCAGCGGACCCGGGATCCACTGAACCGAGTTAGGCGGACGCGGCGCACCGATAATCAGGCTGACCTGCGTCTCGGCACCTTTCATTCCGTTCTCGTTGCGCCCACGCACACCCAGCGAGTAGCTCCCGGCATTCAAACCGTAGAACTCATAGCGAAACTGGTCGGTTTCGTACTGCGCAACGACCGCGCCAGCCTCGTTATAAACGCAGAGCTCAAACACCAGCTTTTTGGTGGTGGTGGCCGTTTCCCACGTGGCGGTAACCTGCACGGTCTCGCTGTTGGTATTCAGGATGCGCAGGTTTTCAATGTTCGGGACCCGGTACCCGTTCAGGGTGTCATTCGGGATATCAAACACTGCGCCATCGTCAACAATAGCCTGCTTGTTCGGGTCATGCTGACCCGCAGTGATACTGTAAACGGAGTTGTTCTCCGTCTCGGCGATGCTCAGAATGCGGAATAACCGGACCGATACCTCGCTGGTGGAGATCGCAAAAACGGTGCCGTCACGTACCCAGGCGGGCGCATGGCGCAGGGTAATGTTGCGCCCCGCAACGCTGGCGATCTCATGCCTGCCCATCTTCCCGGTGCGATCCATAATCGACATGCTGTCGCCCGGCGATACCAGCTCAGAAACGTCAGCATCAACGGAAATTACTTTCCCTGAATGGGCCATGATGCGCCCACCCAGGCGCGTCCCGGCATAGTTGTTGTCCATGATCTCAACAATATCGCCGGGTGTGAACCCAATGGCATCGCGCGCCATCTGGAATGTTAAGCGGCTGCTCTCCCGCTTTGCCGTTTCCAGCAGCCATTTCCCGGCGCGCCATGCCTGCCCGCGGGATGTACAGCCAAATGCCTCCAGCGTGGTCTCGTTATATATGCCCCGGGCGATCGCGTCATCGTCAGAAACATATTCCTTCACCTGTTCCCAGCCGTTATCCGGATCAGTCCAGGAAACTACCACGGCATTGTATTTTTCGGCACGCTTAACAGAGCTGCGGGAAAACTTGCCGTCAACCACACTGGCGTTTGTGATGGTGGCGATAGGATCCTGCGGTGCGTCCAGCATGACCGTGAGGCGCAAGCCATCCCACAGCGCAATGCCCCGGAACATGCCTGCGATTTTATCCAGCAGCTCGCGCGCGCTGATTTGTTCGGTTACATAGGCGTTAAGCATCAGGCGCGGTTCGAGTCCACCGTAGCCGTCGTTTACCAGCTGGTCGCAATACTGCGACAGAACGTACAGCATGCCGTCATCAACATCGATATAACCGGCACGCCGGGCCAGGCCAAACCGCTCGTTTTTCACCAGCTCGCGAAAAAGCCAGGCGGGGTTATTGGTCCATGCCTTTTTGAAGCCGCCCAGCCACAACCCGGAATAGGTGCGGGTTACCGGATCGTAATTATCCGGTACATCGACAATCAGCCCGCGCAGATGATAGGTACGGTTCGGTGTGTCAGTGTACTGGTCACGGTCGATTACGGCCCCGACCATAGCCGAGAACGGGTACGACAGGTTGTCGTCAGTGATTTCGGTGTAGCTGTTCCAGATGGTGCCGTTCGCCAGCAAGTCGCTGACGCTGTCCGGAGTGATGCGGCGGACACGGATATCGAACGGTTTAATATCCGGGGCATCGATAAGATGCGCTTCCAGGTATTCGCCTGAGATTTTACCCGGCCCGATCGTAACGGTTTTTTGAATTTCCCACGCGCCGTTAGCCGTGCGGGTTTCGATCACCATGGTGACCGAGCTATTTTGCTGGTTCCCCTTGGTGTCCTGCTGCACCAGCCCCGTAACACCGATATTCAGGCGCACGCGGGTCACGTCGGAATCGCTGACGGTACGCACCAGCGGCGTATCAAAGGTTATATCCGCATTAACGATGGTTGATGCCTGGACTGCAGCGAAGCCATTAATCGGGCTCTGAAACTCTGAGCCAGGCCGCCAGGCAACACTGATACCCGGAATGCTGATATTGCCGCGGGCATCGGTAACCGGCGTATCATTCAGCATGAAAGAGGACAGGTGCTCCTGATCCACCGGCCCGTAAATTGGCCCCTCGCTGATGAGGTCCAGCACCTGGTAAAACTGTTTGGATTTGAGGTTATCGTCGAGGAGTTTGGGGGTGCTGGCTTTGCCGCCGCCTGAAGACATAACGCCACCTTAGCTAATAGATTCTGTCCAGTCCTGGTTGTTCGACGTGTCGATGCCAAGGGATACCACGTTGGGGGCCACCACCATTTCACCCAGCAGAAGCGGGACCGGATGACCCTGGCCGACACGGCTCTCTGTGCTGGTGAATGAGTTGTTGGTGATCGTGTTGTTTTCCGCTGCCTCGGCTGA